AACTGGGAGCCTGCCAAGGAGAGGATCCGCCTCAGGGTGGCCTACTGGAACAAGGTGGTGGGGGAGAAGAGGGTCATCTGCAAGTTGCGCCCCTCCATAGATAACGGAGTCCCGAACGACACGATCAGGATGTACTTCATGGCCGTAGTCCGGCTCACCCCATGACCGACGAACTCGAGAGGATGGAGGGTTCTCCCATCAAGAAGACCAGGGCTGTGGCCCCTCGCATGAGCCCCAACGAGGAGAAGGAGTATCTGGAGGTTGCCAAGAAGTACTTGAACAGCCCCGAGGGTCTGATGAAGCTGTCCAAGTTCTACACTCCGGCCCTGTTCAAGCGCCTGCTGGAGCTGACCCAGTCCCCCAACGAGGCCGTGGCCCTGAACGCCATCAAGGAGCTTCTCCTTCGTGGGCATGGGTCTGTCACGGTTGCCCCTTCTTCCATGGACGTGGTGGTGACGGATGACGACATTGAGAAGCGTATCGCCAAGGCCAGGTCCAAGGGTGGTCTGACGGTTAACGTTGAGTTTGACGGGCCGCTTGGAGTGCCCTTGGATCCCAATGCGCCTGGACCTGTCCAACCGCCTGCCGTTTAAGGTGGATGTCGGGGGTATCACCATCCAGCCGTTCCGTACCATCTACAAGGATGTCCCTGACAAGCTCGATGTGGATGGCACCCTGATCACCCAGGTGATGCTGGAGGCCAAGGTCAGGCTCTGGGAGGTCATCTCCCAGCTGCACATGACCAACGACCGATACTACATACAGACCGTACACACCGAATATGGACACCGCATCTACGTTTCAGACGACCACAAGGCCCTTCTCGGGGTCTTCTACATCGAGGTAATCTATGGCGACCCAGAAAAGAGCCCCGAAGCTCCCCCTTCGTCCGGACCCGGTAACGGTTGATTTCCCGACGTTCTTCGAGTTCTACTTCATGCCTGGCATGGGGATAGACATACCCATCCTTGACATCCATAGGAAGGCCTGCCGCCACCTTCAGGACGCCTACCTTGGAGACAACAAGAACGTGGAGGGTGACCCCATCCAGTTCTATGTGATGAACATGCCTCCCCGAATCGGGAAGACGGTCATGATCCTGGCGTTCATCGCCTGGGGGTTCACCATCAACCCCAAGAGCAAGTGGATCTACGCCTCGTACACCCAGACGGTTGCGGACAGCAAGTGCCTTGACCTGCAGCGCTACATGGAGTCCGACTGGTATCAGCGCAACTTCAACGTCCGGTTTGGCGCCGTTCGCAGGGCCGACCAGTTCCGTACATCGGAGGGTGGTGAGGTAAGGGCGGCCGGTAACGACGCCTCTATCACCGGCTTCGGCGCCGGACACAAGATGAAGCTCCACAACGGCTGCTTCATCTTCGACGACCCCGCCAACCCCAACCAGGCCGCCTCCCCCGTGGAGACTGCCAAGCTGATCAAGTGGTTCGGCGACACGGCCCTCTCCCGTCGTGAGTCCCCTCTCACCACCCCCATGATCATAGTGCAGCAGAGGCTGGCGGTGAACGACCTGAGCGGGTACATCTGCAAGACCTACAAGGATGTCTGCCTTCATATCACCTTCCCCGCCCTGGTCAAGGATGACAAGGACCAGTGGGTGAGCACCATCAAGGAGTCTCAGCCTGTCAAGGACCTCCTGCGCATGAAGGAGAACCAGCCCCTGGTCTTCAACGCCCAGTACCAGCAGGAGCCCATCCTCGAGGGGGGAAACATGATTCCGGTCAACCGGATCCAGTACTACGACGAGCGTCCGGAGGACATCGAGAAGATGGACTACGAGGCCAAGTTCATCACCACGGATACGGCCATGATGACCAAGCAGTCCAACGACTACTCTGTCCTCATGTGCTGGGTCAAGATGGGGTCCAAGGCCTACCTGATTGACATGCTGCGCGGCCGGTGGGAGAGCCCCCAGCTCACCGCCCTCATGGCCGAGTTCTACAAGAAGCACACGGAGAACGGGAAGCCAGTCCGGAGGATCATCATTGAGGAGGCCCTGTGCGGGCTGAACTACCTCCAGTCCCTCGTGCAGGCAGGCTTGCCGGCCGAGGGCATCAAGCGCACCAAGGACAAGTCCGCACGCGTCTCGGACATCCTGGTCTACGTCTTCAACGGCCAGGTGTTCCTTCCCAGGGCCTACGATCCGGTCAAGGGCACCGGCTCGCACTTCACCAAGGACCTTCTGGACGAGCTGCTGGTCTTCAAGAAGGACGGGAACAACGACTTTGACGACCAGGTGGACGCCTTTTCTGATGGTGTATCCGCCTGCCTTGCAATGCCTTTGACCACCTTCGACACCATGGGGAGGATGAAGGATCCCAGGTTCGGCAGGGCAACGGGTAAGGGAAGCTTCCTGTCATACAATGTTTGACCGAAAAGGGCTGGAAACGCTCCGATAATATAGGTATGGCGAAGACCACACCTAAGATAAACCGAGCGGAACTCAAGCGCCTGGAGGAGGTTATACCCGAGGGCCAGAGGCTGAACGAGCTTAGGGCAGCCATCAAGGACCTTCGCACGGAGTTGTCGGCCATGCCCGAGAAGAGGGAGCAGATCAGGACCAACGATATGGCCGACCTGGTGGCCGGCCTTGGGGACCAGTTCAGCGGAGTCTACGGAGCCCAGCAGTACTCCAACCAGCCCCGCATGCAGCCCTACACGCTGTCGGGTTCGAGCAACTTCGCCCAGATCACCCTGGACCGCGTCATGCTCACGGCGGCCTATACCAGCCAGCAGCTGGTGGCCCTGCTCTGCGACTTGGTGGTTGATGATGCCATGTCGGGAAAGATTGAGTTTGAGACAGACGATGAGCTCGACCCCAAGGAGCTGAGGAGGCTCCAGCAGGAACTCTACGCTCCCCGCCTTGGTATTCGTGGTGGTACTACCAACATCATGCAGGAGGAGATTGAGGGTGTTCGAAAGCCCCTCATCACCGACACCGGCCCGTCCCATGCCGAGTGCATCAAGTTCTGCAGGAAGATGACCCGTCTCTTTGGCGGTGGGGGACTGATCATCAACACGGATCAGGACTACCGCGAGCCGTTCGACATCGAGAAGATCCGTCCGGATTCCCCCTTGGAGTTCATCCCGTGCGACCGCTGGGAGATTTCCCTGATGTCGACGAACCTGTTTGGGTACGACAAGACTCCGTTCAACTACTACGGGGTGCCGGTGAACAGGACCCGCTGCATGATCTTCAAGGGCAAGGAGGCCCCGTCCCTCGTGCGCCAGCGCCTGCAGGGCTATGGCCTCTCCGTGCTCGAGCCTTGCATCGGCGCCATCAACGCGTTCATGCGTTTCGAGAACCTGATGTTCGAACTTTTGGGGCAGGCCAAAATTGATGTTTACAAGATCAACGGCTTTACTGCCTTGCTTGGAACACCTTCTGGAACCGCTCAAGCTCAGCAGCGCATCATGATGGCGAACGCCATGAAGTCGTTCACCGACGCCGTGATGATCGACAAGAACGACGACTACGAGCAGAAGAAGATGACCTTCGCCGGCATGGCCGAGATCTGGAACGAACTCCGCCGCAACCTTGCCGCCTACCTCTGCATCCCCATGACCAAGTTGTTCGGGGAGAGTGCGGGAGGCTTCAGCTCCGGTGCTGACTCCCTGCAGAACTGGAACGCCACGGTTGAGATTGAGCGCACCCAGATCGAGCCGGCCATCCTGCTCGTTGGCAAGCTCCTCTCCAAGTCCATCTTCGGCTATGTGCCGGAGACCCTGCGCGTCAAGTGGACGAGCCTCCGCTCCCTCGACGGGGTCCAGGAGCAGCAGGTGCTCACGGCCATCCAGACCCGTGCCGTGGAGCTGTTCAACAACCAGGCCCTCACTGGTGAGGAGATGATGAAGTGGCTCCAGCAGAAGGGTGTGTTCACCATGGACACGGCGGTTGGCCGTGGCGAGGTGGACATCGTTGCCCCTGCGGTGCGTGCCGAGGATACGGCTGAGAAGTCGGCCATGGCCAAGTCGGCCCCTGGAACGGGCAAGGATTCCCGTGACAAGGAACGCTCAGTCAAGAAGGACGGCCGCAGTGCATAATGCCCTCCTACCTACGACTTCGTGACCCCCGCGCCCATGCCGTGGCTTCCCTGAACAGGGAGGTCATGAAGTGGCTGGACGAGGTGGTGTTCGACCACCTGCAGGAGGATGAACTCAGGGAGAACGACGTTGACTCCGCCCTGCTGTCC